TGTCGTTGCTGATATCGTATGCCGCATCGCTGACCGCCGCATCGAGGTCAAACGTTCGATCCCTGTCTTCGTCGTCATCGTCATCTCCGCCGAAAATATTCTCACCGAATACGGTCTCTGCCATATCCTCAAAGATTCGCTTCAGGCCCTCGTTGACGGTGATGCCCATGCCGGACGAGATGAATCTCGCCGCGTAGCCGAGCAGATCAAAGCTCGCCGGCGTACCGCCATAGGCTGCCTCCGCGATCCGATTCATCAGGAAAGCGGAAAGCAGCCCCTTTGTCGCCGTCACCGCAACATACTTCTGTGCCGCGCCCTTGCCGTACTGCGTTTCGATGCTCTTCACCTTTGCCGGCAGATCCTGCGTCAGGTGAGCCCAGCTGTTCGCCGCCTCGACCTGAAACATCGAGATCATCTGCGTCACCACATTTTTGCTTTCGAAGATCATCGGTCGCGAGCCCTTCATGCGCGAAGCCATGATGCTCGTCGCCCATCTGTCCGCACCCGCTCTGGCGTCCGCTTCCGATTTCCCCTCGCTGACGAGCTGGTTGTACCTGCTCTGCACCGCGAGCGCTGAGACGAGGCTGTCCGCAATGTCCGCTGGCTTGAAAAGACCGGTCACAAAGGCGTTCGCCTTATTGTCCTTCGCCGTCAGATACTCGATCCCTTTTTTGCCGGCGAGCAGGTCGTAGCTATTGAACATCTCCGTGTTCTTCACGTTCCACGGCTTGCCGCTGGTGCCGCGGCAGATATCTCCGATGGCCTTCGTGATATGCTTCGCCGGGATCTCCGCCGCAATGTCCTTGAGCTGAGAGCTCTGGTTGAGCACCGAGCTGAGGTTGCCCGCCACCTGTGCTCTGGCGAACATTGACACGAGCTTATTGCCGGCGTTCAGGCTCGTGCGGCCGGCGATGTACTCCAAACCTCGGTCGGCCATGCTCTGCTTGCCCGCCAGCAGATTCGCATAGTTGTCGATGTACTTTACAAATTCCCCATACTTCGTGATCTTCGATGCATCGTCGTAAAGACTGCCGATGTACTTCTCCAGCTCCTCGCTCATCTTCACCGCCGACAGCTCCGTGCCGCCGTCCACAACGCCGGCATCCTCCAGCGCCGCGCGCTTTGTGGCATTGTCCACATTGCGCAGGCCCTGCGCATGGTCGATGGCATTGCTGATCTCCTCCGGTGCATAGGTCTTACGGAGGTACCGCTCCAGGCCGCGCAGCCGCGCGATGTCGTCCGTGTGGTAGAACACATCCGCGATCTTCCCGACATAGCTCTCATACCCCGCCGAGATATCATAGTCCGTGCCGCTTCCCTTTCGGTGCAGGAAGTTCCCTACCCAGCGCTTGCCCGGCTTATAGTCCGCCGTCCGGCCGGAAATAGAGGTCGGCAGCTCTGTCACGTCGATGTTGACGCCCATTGCCTTGAGTGCGGAGGAGATCTTGTTCTGTGTCTCCGCCTTCTGCATGTGCGGTGCATAGCCCTTGATGAAGCCGATCGGTGCAAAGCCGTGCGCAGTCAGGAAGTCGTTGATAGCGTCATAAAACAGGTCATACTGCTTTGAAAACTTTTCCACAGCGTTCTCGATCTTCACGCTGTCCCATTCGCCTGAAGCAAGCAGCTCCTCGTTGGTCCTCCAGCGAGCCAGGCGCTCGGCGAGCTCGCGCTCCTTTCGGTCAAGGCCGAACTCCTTCGCAGCGTCCTTTGCCTCGGCGCCGCCGCGGATGTTCTCCGCCGCGCTTTCAATGCTTCCCCGCAGCTCCATCGAGGCAACAGTCTCGCCCACCGCGCGATCCTCCATGATCTGCTGCACAAAGGCCCGCTCCGCCTGCGTCAGCTCGCTCTCGGTGCCATTTCTGCCCTTGAAGGTTCGCACCTCATCGAGCATCCGGTTGATCCAGCGCACCTTTTCCGCTTCGTTCTTCTGCGTCGGATAAAAGTATGTGCTGTTGATCTCCTCGCCGATGGTTTCCCCGAAGCTTCTGCGCATCACACGCTCCGGCGTATTGAGGTTCATTTTGAGCATATTCATCGGTCGGTAGGACTTCTCGGCTTTCTCAAAAACCTCTTTTGCAAGCGTCTCGTTCCGCGCACGGATCTCCGTTGCCCGCTCCTGCACACCGCCGATGCCCTTAAAGGTGCTCTCCGCATAGTAATAGTCCGCCAGCGCGAGTACCTTCTCACGGTTCATGCTCGCCGGAATATCATTTTCCTGATAGGTGCCGTCGGCCACGCCCTTTGCGAAGGTTTTTTCTGCCGCTGTCGGGCTCATCTGCTCCTCTGCCTTTCGTCTCGCACGGATCGTCTGCCGTTTCGCCTCCTCCGCACCGCGCAGAGCTGCGGACCTGCCGTAATCGCCCTGATCTCCCTCGATGCGGATATCCAGCGTGTCCATCGCGCCGGTTCCGCGTACCGTGCTCGGCTTCTCCGGCCCCTGCGGTGCCTGCCGGCGAAGATCGTCCAGCATTTCGCCGATCTCATCGTCCTTGGCGCTCTGCTCGGTCTGCCGATAGGATGTCTCCTCCGCAGCCGCTCTCTCCGCTGCCATTTCCTCCGCCGTCTTCAGATACCGCGGCCCCTTCTGCGCATATTCCGCGTCTCCCTGCATATCCTGAGCATTGACACCCGCCGTATCTTGTGGTACAGTAGTGTCAACAAAAGGAAATGCTGGTTTCACCTCATTTTGCGAGGTGGAGGGGGCATTTCCCTCAGAAAGCCCTTCTGGCCTTGCGGTAACTCCGGCCCCGTCGATATTTTCGGCACCATCGGTAATCCCGCTTTTTGAGCTGCCGGAGGGGCTTTCGTTTATTCTGACATAGTTTCCATTGGAATCTACCATTTCGCTCAGATAGAATTTGTTATCCGGTCTCTGATCTACCACCGCCGCAACGTATACCGTGTCCTTTCCAACCACAACAGGCGCAGCAAAGATATAGCTCTTATACCCGCGTTCTTTCCAGTTTTCCGTGTAGCTGATTTGTCTGCCGCTCTGAATAACATCCGGCACAGCGGCAAGACTCAGCATTTTTGCGCGGTTCAGCGGTCTATGATTCAGCACACCCCCCACGCCGTACTCGCCAAGGCTCACGTCGCCAAAGCCGCTGCGAAAGATTTTTCCTCCAATGGTCCGGAAGAAATTCCGAATCTGCTGATCCGGTTTTACTGTCCGGTCATTCAGTTCCGTGCCGCGGAGCTTTGTCACCGGCTGCATACTTTCGAGCGAGCCGACGTTGGTCGCCAGTGTATATGCCAGCGTATTGTTCTCTCGATTTCGCTCCGTAAGCGCGGTCGGGCCGCTTTCAACTGTTACCGCCGTTTCTTCTGCGGCGGCATTTCTTTCCGCCGCCATCTCCTCAACCGTCTTGAGGTACTTTGGCGTCGTCTCCGTCTGCACGCCGCTCTCCGCTGTGGGGGCGGCTTTTTTCTGTGCCGCCAGCTCCTCCGCCGTCTTGAGCCGGTATTTCTCGTATTCGCCGCGTGCTCCGACGATCTCCCCGCCAAGCCCCAGCACGCCGCCGAGCGTTCCGCCGACCAGTCCGTCATAGAGCATTTCGCCCACATCGAGCTCCGCCGTCGGATCATAGATCATCCGCTTTGCCGCAACGTCAAAGGCATCCTCGGCCATTTCCTCAAAGCCCTCGCCGAGTGCGCTCACACCGGTCTTGAGCAGCACCTGCGCAGCCGCGCGTCCCGCCGGTGTATTCGCAAGGCGCGCGGCAAGGGACTTCACCGCCTGATCCACCATATCGTCCGCGATACCCTTCCCGAACACCTTGGCAAGCGGCTTCGCCGCGTTGCTCAGGCCCTCAGTCAGCACGGAGATCGCACCGGCCGCCATACCGTACCCGGTCTGCTGTTCGTGCGATGCGCCCTCCTGCCGTGCCTCCTGTGACGCGCCGCCGGCGCTACGAAGCGCCATCGGAAGCATCGCCCCGCCGGTCGGCAAGCCGAGGAGAATATCCGCGCCAAGCTGCATCCCGCCGACGCCCGCATCGACCGCAAGCGAGCCCACCTTGCCGAGTCCCCATTTTGCCTCCTGCACGTCCCGCGCGCCGCGCTCGGCAAGATCGTCCGCTGTTTCATACAGCTTCGCCGCCGTCTTTTCGTTCTCGCCCCCGGTCCCATAGGCCCTGCGGTAGGCGTCTGCCTTCTTCTCCAGGCCCTCGATCATGCTCCGTGCACTCTCGCGATCTGCCTCGCTGGCATTTGGATCGCTCAGCAGTGTTTTCTGCACCGCGATCTCACGCTCCAGGTTGTCAAGCTCTTCCGCCGCTTCTGACCTCATCCGTTTCGTCGTCCCGGTCTGCCCCAGTCCTGCGAGGTTTGCATAGCCGGAGACGTACTGCTTTCCCGCACCCGATGCCATTCTCTTCAACCGTCTGCCGAGCGTCGGCGTGTCGGCTTTTTCGCCGCTGCGTGAAGTGTCCTCCGCGGTCGCTCTCACCGCTTCCTCCGCCGTCTTCAGCGGTCTGTATTCCGCGCTCTTCCGCATTGCGGCAACAGACCGGGGCGCGGTCTGCGTCCCAGTCTGTTCCTGCTTCGAGGCTTCGATCATGCGGTCGAGCGCTCCGGTCGTCGTCCTCTCCTGCCGCTTTCCGGCAAGCATATTGTCAAGCGCTCCCATTGTAACCTCCTCAATATCCGAATGTTGCCGCGATCATGTTGCCCTGCTCCTGCGTGATCCTCCCGAGGGCGATCCAATTCCGCAGGATCTCCGCGAGCCTCTGCACGGATGTCCCGCCCTCGGCAAGACGGTTCGCCTCGTTCAGCCACGTCGCAAAATTCCTGTCCCGCGCCGCAAGCTGTTCCGCCTCCGAGGGAGCGGTTCCGCCGCTGTAGCCATAGGCTCCCAGCACCGTCTCCATTGGCATACCATAGTAGCTTTCGAGGATCTGCCGCACGTTGTCACTGCTGTCACCGCCAAGAGCAGCTGCAAGCGCAACTTCCGCCGATGCCGCGCTCGGCTTTCTGGGCGTGGTCGTCCTGCCGGAGCTCTTCGCCGCGGCCTTCTGCGCGGCCACCGCCGCCACCATCGCCTGCGCGTCCGCCTTGCTGATGCCGGCGCTCTCCAGCAGCTCGTCGCTCGCCATGCTTCCGCTCTGCAGCAGCTGCATCGCCGTCTTATAGGCGTAGGCTCTTGCGTTGTCCGCATCCTCCCGCTCGTATGCCGTGTTCTGCGCATTCTGCTGGTCGTAGCGGTCCATCAGGTCGCGCAGCACATCGGCATAGCTGTCCGTGCGCTCCTTGGCATTCGCCGCCGCGAGTTCGGCATTGGCAATGTCGCCCGTCAGCTCGGCATCCGTGATCGCGCGGTCAAGGTCCCCGAGGGCGCCGATGCGCCCCTGCTCGCCCTGCCGCAGGGCGTCGCTGTAGCTCGTGTCCAGCCCGAGCAGTGTGCTCTCCGCCGCGCCGCCGGTCTTTCCCTGTGCCGCGAGCTGCTGGCCGATGTTCTTCTGCGACTTCATTTTGTTCAGATAAAGTTGGCGGAACATATTTGCATAGCTCGTCTCCGTATCCCGCTTCTGATCCTGCAGACTCCCGACCGCCTTTTGCACGTTGGCACGGTTCGCCTCCTGCTGCGCGGCCAAGGCCTGCGCATACGAGCCCTGCTCTCCATAAAGCTGCTGCAGCTCACGCCGGAGCGCTTCCAGCTCCTCCGATGCATTGTTCCCCTGCTTGCCGATCGTGTAGGTCTGCCCATTCTTTGTGATGGTCGTGCTGCCGTCCTTGTTCTTCAGCCACACACTTCCGTCCGAGCCGATGATCTTACTCCCCGCGGTCGCGTTCTTGATGAAGCTGAGTCCCCGTTCGCTGCCGACCGGATACTCTCCGCCGCCCGGCGAGTAGCCGATGATGTCGGTGCTTCCTCCGCCGGAGGAACCACCACCGGAGCCGCCGCCGGAACCTCCGCTGGAAGTCCCGGCATACCCGCTGCCTCTTGTGCCGTCCGCATACGTCGGGTAGATCAGCTCACCGTCTGCGTCTACGCGCGGATAAACGTTAGCAAGGTCCTCTCGCGCCGCACCATTGCGGACGTTGATTGCGCTCACAGCGTAACCGTTTTCGTCGTATGTAATGGCGTAACCGTTCTTCTGCACAGTTTTCCCGGCCCAGCGCATATCACGCGACAGGTCGGCGCCGGAGTAGGAGCCCTTCGTGCCCTTTGCGTAGGGCGTGGTGTCCTTGTAATTCGAGTTTGGCGCGCTGCCATCCTCACGGACCCATCCGGTCTGTGTCGGGCTCTCCGTATCATAATAATAGGCTTTCCCGGTCTTTTGCGTGTATCCGCCGCCCGAACCACCGGAGCTGCCGCCGGAGGAACCTCCACCGGAGCTGCCGCCGGAATTTCCGTACTTCTGCTCGGCGGAGTTCAGCGCCTTCATCTGGTTCTTCGCCCACTCGGCGTTGCCCCCGCCGCCGGAGATGAGATTGTTGAGATATTTCCGCTCATTGGCGTAGTTTGTCTTTTCGTTATAGGCCATGCTCACTTCACTCCTTTATGATCTGCCGAATGTATGCCGCGATGTACTCTCCCCACGCCTTCTGCGTCGCCGGCCCGAAGGAACCGTCCACGTCCAACTCGTACCCACAGGCATTGAGAAATTCCTGCATCTTTTTGACTTCCTCGCCCTTGTCGCCGCGCGTGAGCACGGTCTTGTCCGCGGGGTATTTCGGCACGCCGAAGCCCCGGATATAGCGTCCGTTGACAGGGAGGACGCGATAGGCGCACTCGTGGCGGCTTCCCTTGTTTCCCTCGAATACCGTGAAGCTCCGCCCGTCGCAGGCGGTCACGATGCCCGTGTGGTTGGGCGCGCCGGTGCAGTCCGTGAGGGCGTAGTCCTTGCGGTCGTTCCAGCAGTAGAAGACCTGCTCGCCGATTTGGGGGACGTGCGCGTCGTCCTCGATCCATTGGCCGCGCGCCTGATACCATTTCATCTGCTCGCCGCAGCTGCACTCGATGGGAATGACCTCCGTCAGGCCGCAAAGGATCGCCGCCGCGGACACCATCGCCGCGCAGTAGTCGTCGGTGTAAGTCAGTTTGTGGCCGCGCGGGTGCGGGAGATAACTGTTGTAGGCGTCCACGATCTGCTTGTGCACCGCGTCGCCGCGCACCGCGCCCTCCCACGCGGTTAAGGTCTCAAGAAACCTCTTCATTTTTGCGCTTCTCGGTCTGGGTGCCGAAGTAGAAGGCGATGATGGTCGTGAAGATCGTCAGAAACTCCGTCCCGCTGATGCTGCCGCGCAGGGCAAGCACCGAGAAAACCGCCGTGAGCACGATGGTCACGATGCTCTTGACCGTGAGCAGATTGGCAAGTCGATTTTGCATTTTTTGCCTCCTTTACAAAAACCGCACGGCGTAAAATTGCCGCGTCTGTGTGTTGATCTTGTTACACGCGCCGTTGATGGCGGCAACGTGCCCGCCGTCGAGCATGACGGCACTGGTGAGCTTGAGCTTGTCCCGACAAAAGGCGTTGACCTGCTGCGCGGTCATGGCCTTGCAGTACACGCCGTAGAGCAGCCCGCCCTTGTAGCCGAGGACGGTGTGGTTGGTCTTGCGCAGCACGTCGGAGTATGCGCCTGTAAAGCCCTCTGCGGCAGGGTTATAATTGCCGAGCAATCCCATGCCCCCGACCGCCCAAATGACGCCAGAGTGCGTCAGAGCGTCCGCCGAGGAGACGCGGGCAATGCGCACCGCGCCGTCCCGCGTCTTATAGAGCACACTCTCCGGCGTTGGGCAATGGCAGCTCATGCCGCGCACCACCCTGCCGCCGCGCACGAGGATGCTGCACGGCTGCCCCTGCCACGAAAAGCTCCCCGAAATGCTGTTCTCCGGCAGCCGTCCGCTTAGGTTGAGCGGGTCAATGTCGCGGGCGAGGATCGCGGGCTGCCCGTACAGCTCCACGTTCAGGGGGAAGCAGTTCGCGCCCAGCCTCGCCGCGATGTCGCTCAAGGTCTGGTTGCCGATCCAGCCGTTGTCCAGCGCCCCGACGGAGCGCTGGATGGCCTTTATCATGCGTACCTCTTCCGAGGTGGAGCCGACCACATCTTTCATGCCGGCGGCTCCTCGTCGCTCCCGAGGAGCTTGTCGCCTGCGGCGTCCACGGCGTTCTTTCCCGCCGCCAGCAGCTTCACCAGCCACGGCGGCACCTTTGCGCCCATATTTACGCCGTGTTCGGCCAGACTGCCCAACTCCCCAATGATGTACCACACAACGACCAGCGGGCCGAGAAGCGTCGTATACTCAAACGGAAGCTTCACACCCGGCAGGTGCTCCAGCATCATGCCAATCAGCCAGTCGGCGACCAGCGCAATGCAGACGATAACGATCATGCCGCCCTTGTGCCACGCGCCTTCACGCAGCTTCGCGCTGCTCCACTCCCCGCGGTGCGCCGCTGCGGCAGAGCCAACCAGCCAATCCGCCAGCATCAGCCCGATCCACACGATCAGCAGCCAGCCGAACCAGCCCCAAAAGGCCGTCAGCATCGCCACCGCCGCCGTGATCCACGCCTTGATCGCCGTCAAAGTATTGTTCTCCATCGTTTTGTCCTTTCTGCACGAAGCCACATCGGACCTCGCGCGGTAGTATTACTAATCGTATTAGAGCGGGGATCAAGCCCCGCTCTGCTCACTTGTTCAGCTCCGCGAGCTTCGCTGCAATATCGTCAGGGATGTGGCACTTCTCCTGCTTGACGCAGTAGCCGTTCTCATCGTAGGTGAGCTTGTACTGCGGCAGGACGTAGATCTCCGCGCCCGCCCGGGAAAGGTCGCGCGCCATGACGGGCTGCACGATGCTGTTCTTGATACCCGAGTTTTCGCTCAGGCCAGCGGGGGTATCGGTGACTTCGATGGGTCTGCCGTCGGATGCGATTCTCTTGTAAGTAGCCATTGTGTTGTTCTCCTTTTCTTTGTTCAAAATTTATTTATCATCGTCGTATTTTTCGCCGGTGATCTCCTTGATGCTGCCCACCTTGCAACGGTCGATAGGTTCATAGGCGTTCTCTCTTTCCGGCGGCAAAAAAGCCGCCTGTTTGATTTGTCAGCGGTTACGGCGCAGCCAGCGTCCTGCGCTCTTGAGGTTTTTCGCCAGCTTTCGGAATATTTCCATAAGCCAGAGCTGCGCGCTCTGCCCGTTTGCGGAAAGCCGCTCCAGCTCTCTCAGCATTTGCCCCCTGTGCCGCTTTGCACGGATGATCGTCAGCGGCGGCATCGGCGCTTTATCCGGCTCGCACGGCTTGCGTGGGCTGCTTTGCCCTTTGCGCGGCGGTGCCGGTCTGCGTTCCTGCGGCACAACGGCATCCTGCTCCTGCAATTCCCGGTAAATGCTATAAGCCAGCTCGTCGAGGCCGTCCATGCCGCGCAGCGTCGTCGGCTGAAAGCCGGTCATCGCTCCGATGTTGCGCAGCGCTCTGCGGATCGTGCGCAGCACCGTCGCCTTATCCACACCGATGAGCGAAGCGACCTCCCGCAGCGACAGCCACTCACCGTAGTATAGATACAGATAAGCAGCCTGCCGCGGCGTTATCGCCGAAAGAAGGAGATTTGCCGTTTCGCGGTCGGCGAGGTCAAGCTCTGTCTGTCCGCTTAAAGCCGCCTGCGCCATTGTCAGCTCGACCTCCTCCCGCACGGCTTTCTTTGCGCGGGAGAGAGTACGGGAAACCGTGCTCTTCCCGATGCCGAGCCGTTCGGCGATCTCCGTCACGGATGCGCCGTCGCGGTTCAGCTCAAGGACCTTGCGCTGCCGTTCTGTCAATGCTTCAAGCCCCCGCTGTGCCGCCGAAAGCATCTGCTTTCTTCCGGCCTCGATCTCATCATCAAGCGAATTGTCCGCCTGCTCCCAAGAGAGAAATTGCGCGCGGTCTCCGAGGGACATTTCGCCGCCGTTCTCTGCCTGAGCGGCCATCGACACGGTTCTCGCTCGCGGCGCTTTGGCTCTGCGCGGGGCAATGGCGTGAAGCATCGCTTGGACATTCGCCAATTCCTCGCGCAGCATTTCGATCTCCAGCTCGTCCGCACCGTTATCGCGTGCTTCAGCGATCTGCGCAAGCAGCTCACTGTGCCGCTGGCGGAGAGCGTCGATTTTCTCGCTCATCGTCGTCTCCTCAATTCGTTAATGACTGATGCGTTCAGCCCTCCCAATCTACCCAGCCGTCCATGTAGACCTTGATCACGCCGTCCACGCGGTAGAAGGCGTTGTTGATGAGCGGCACGCCCTCCGTGTATTCGATGGGATTGTCGGCACTCGTGCCGGCCGGATTTGCCTGCTCGACGTAATCCTTTCGGACGTCCACGTCGTTGACGGTGAAGATCCTCCATTCAAAGCCGAGCTTGTCGCTCTGCTCCGTGCGCTGCGTGATGCCGCCGGCGGCCCGCACGAGCTTTCCGTCCGTGATCGCGCCCTTAATGGCGTTGAGCTTTTCAGTTTGCATCATAGGTGGCCTCCAGTTCCGCCAGCTGCGCGTTGGCAGCGGCAAGGTTTTCTTCGCTCTCGGTGAGCTGTGTATTCTTCTCGGCGACAGTGGCGTTCAGGCTCTCGATCTGCGCCTGATACGGCGTGACATCGCCCCAATACTGCTTGTCTGCTTTGATGATCACCTTGATGCTCTGCGTGTTCATGTCGTACTGGATCGCCTTCACGGTGAAGGCGTAGCCCTCCGGCAGCGGACAGGCGGGGCAATCCGTGCGAATCTGCTCGACCGTGACATTCTTCCAGTCGATGGCCTCGACCGATTCGAGCGTATTTTCCGAATAGCACCGCTCGAATGTGACGTGGTACTCGCTCGATAATGCAAAGACGTTGCCGACGCGATGACCATTGATCTTGTACTTGACGCCGTAATAGCTGTTTCCTGTTTTCATGCTCCTGCCTCCTGTGCAAAGTTATCGCTTTCCGCGCTTGTGCTTCGGCTCCCATATCCCGACACCGAAGCGGGGATAATCATAATATCGGGTCAGGACCGCTGCGGCCTCCCGCAGGTCTCGCCGCATCGCGCCCAGATGCCCGGGATCTATGCCGACTTCCCGGCATTCGCGAATTTTTATGCTGATCTGTGCTGCCGTGCGCCGATACTCCACAGCAAGGTCCTCGAGACCGGCCTCGCCCTGCTCGATCACACCGGCGCGCCGCAGGGTCTCCGTAAGGCGTTCTCCGCGCTCGGCGTGTACGACTGGCTTGTACGGCAGCTTATAGCGCACATCGTTCTCCGCGAAAATGATCTTTGATGGCCGCGGAATGTTCCGTCGGTCGAAGGTCGTGATGCAAATGACGCCGCGCTCACAGTCGATCTTCACCTGTGCGTCCGGACCGCCGTCCCGAAAGCGGACGGTCAGCTCCGCCTCTCTGTATGCCCTCATCGCCTCACCCCGCAAAAACGATCTTACCGGCAAACTTCGTGTCGCTCATGAGCTTAAAGGCTCCCGTCGCCGCCGTGTATTCAACGTCCAGCTCAAGCACGGCCCATGTGTTTTTCGCATATTTGCCGTCGCTGCAAAGGGAGTAGGCATCAAAGGTGAAGTCCGCGCTGCTTCTCTTGTGCGAGGTCTTCGGAATCGTGAGCGTGAACGGTTCGTCGTCGCCCGTCCAGTCATTTGCCGTAAAGGTGACCGTTACACTGCTATTTGCAGCCACGGCCACGGCGTTCCCGCCGGCATCGAATCCGACGAACTGGCCCGCGGTGCCGGTGAGTTTGTCCTGCTTGCCGTCCCACGCCGTTCGCTCCGACGCCGTGATGTGCTTGGTGGTATCGCCAATGTGCCCCGGCACGTCTTTCAGCGCCGTGTTGAAGGCGGTCTCCGTGCCGGAATACCCGGCTTCCATGGCGCTCTGATAAGCGCTCTTGCCCGCCGCGCCAGCGGGTCCGGTCGGGCCTTGCGGTCCCTGTTCGCCCGGCACACCCTGCGGACCCTGCGGGCCTTCCGAACCGGTGTCACCCTTCGGCCCTGCCGGACCCTCGGGGCCAGTTGCGCCCGTCGCGCCGGTCTCGCCGGTATCGCCTTTCTCGCCCTGCGGACCCTGCTCACCCTGCGGGCCTTGAAGTCCCTGCGGACCTTGCTCACCCTGCGGGCCGGTTGCACCAGTTGCACCGGTATCGCCTTTTTCACCGGGGTCGCCCTTTTCGCCGGGGTCGCCCTTCGGGCCTTGGATGCCCTGCTCGCCCTGTGGACCCTGCACCCCCTGTTCACCCTGCGGGCCTTGGATGCCCTGTACGCCCTGCGGACCGCGGGGACCCTGCGGCCCCTGCAATGCGCCGATGCTCGTCCATGCCTCATTGCTCTCGGACCAGATGTAGAGCTCACCGTTTGCGCTTACCTGATAAGCGCCCTCTGCGCCGGTGGGGAAAGCGGTCTGTAAGGCGGCGAGCGTCGGGTAGACGTCCTCGATCTCGAACGACCGACCGTCCGTGCCCTTGTCACCCTTCGGGCCCTGAATGCCCTGCGGGCCCTGCGCGCCGGTGGGACCCTGAATACCCTGGTCGCCCTTCGGGCCCTGTACGCCCTGCGGGCCCTGCGCGCCGGTCGCGCCTTTCTCGCCCTTCGCACCGGTATCGCCCTTGTCACCCTTGGCTCCGGCCTCGCCGCGAGGCCCCTGCGGGCCCATCACACCGGCGGGCCCCTGCGCGCCCTGGATGCCCTGCGGACCGGCCGGCCCCTGCGGACCGCGGAGGCCGGTGTCGCCCTGCTCACCCTTTGGGCCCTGCGCACCGGTCGCGCCCGTGGCTCCCGTTGCGCCGGTTGCGCCTGTGGCACCTCTTAGGCCCTGAATACCCTGCGCGCCTTGCAAGCCCTGCGCGCCGCGAGGTCCGGTAGGGCCGGCGGGGCCGGCTACGCCCTGCGGGCCCTGCGGGCCCTTGACATACACGGGCGACGGAACCGCGCCCGCTTCCCCGAGCGAAAAGCTCATCAGACCCGTATCCTGATCGACCGAGGGAATAATGGCTTGGCCTACGGGCCCCCGCGCGCCGGTATCGCCCTTTGGACCCTGCGCACCGGTCTCACCCTTATCGCCCTTGTCGCCCTTTACGCCGGTGACCAAGGTCACGCCGTTCTGGTCCTTTACCGTGCCGTTGGTGAACTGCATCCGACTCCGCTGGGGGAGGGCCTGTCCGTCCGGGCCGATGATCAGGTGACCGGAAGAACCGGTTGCCTGCCAGGCCTTGCCATCCGTGCTGACCTCCAGCACCTTGTCGCTGTTGAGGCGGATGTACTTGAACCCCGCCGCATTTTCCGGCAGCAGCGCCATATGCTCCACGCCCGCCGCCGTCAGCGCATCGATCAGGCCGTTGAAGTCGCCCTTCACGGTCTCGCGGATCAGTCGGTCGAATATCTTCTTGTTCTCCTCTGCCGAGCCGGTCAGCTTGTCCGGCGCCGCCACCACGCCCTTCGATGCAATGTCGGTATCCTTGATCTTGTAACTTCCCAATGACATCCCTTCCACCTCACTTCTTTGCAAAATTGCCGGTCACAAAGTGCTTGACGATAGAGAACACACCGAAGCCCTCGTTGACCGCATCGTTTTTTACGATGATCTGCAGTCTCTTGTAATTCTTCACCTTTCGGTTAAGCGGCACCTCCGCCGGCCCGTCGTTCGCATTGAAGGTAAAGCGGGCAAAGTCGATATCTTCCCAGTCGAAAATATCCATCGTGCCCTCCGCCGCCTGCCACGCCACCGCGTCGCGGTCCGTTCGGAACAGGATCTTGACGCTCGAGCGTGTATACGGCTTGATCGTCACGGCATTACCCTTTTTGAGCATGGTCTTGAGCACCATCGGATCACCGTCGTCGTCTGCCTTCGTGCTCCACAGGGCTGTGATAGCGGCCCCGTCGTCGCTGTAACGTTTCATCCCGTCGATGTCGGTATTGAAGCGGCAGAGCCTTCCGTCTGCCGTCCCGAACCACAGTGATTCCGCCACGCCGTCCATCATGCGCATCACGCTGCGCGCCGGCACGCCCTCCCAGTAGAAGCACTCATAGAGAAACGCCGTATCGTTCCGCGCTGGATAGCTCTTTGGCTGTCTGCCGTCGAGCCCATAGACGTGTCCGCCGGCGAAGATGAGGTACGAACCGTCATAGCTTGCCGTCACCGCGTCCGTCAGATCCTCCGCCTTTAGCTTTGGGTCGACGCGGTAGCTCCGATTCTGCACGATGCGCTCCGCCGTCAGGCTGTTGGTCGTCAGCGCGTACACGCCGTTTCCCGTCAGGATAAGCTGCTCATCGCCGATGTTGCCGAAACCGAAGTGTGTCACGCCGCCGGCGCCGGACAGACAGGGCTTGACCGTAAATTCCGGCTCGCCGTCGCTGTTGATCGCACCGCTGCGCAGAAATACGGTGCTGTCCTGTCCATTGTCTTCCTTGATGATGGCAAGGTATTCTCCCATGCGCCGGTAGCCGACGATGGCCGTCTCATCCGTGCCCACGATGGCATAGCTGTTGTCCGGCCAGTAGGTCCCATCCAGATACCCGCAGATGAAGTCCTCATTCGGATAATCCGGGTTCCCCGTCGCGATGATGCGATCGCTCGCACCGCCGATGCCCCACACCACCGCCGTGCGGCATCTGCCGATGCGGTCGGTGTATCCCTCCACGGTCTTTGTAAAGGTGATGTGGACGTTATCCTCCGCGCCCGCGTCCGGCTTGGCCGGTGCCGTCGTAAAGGTCACCTTGCCTGCCGTCAGATCGGCTGTAAAGCCCTCGGTCAGCGTCTCGCCGTTCACCTCCACCGCGTCCACCGACGTAATGTCCTGATACGGCAGAACGTACTCCGTGCTCGTGCCGTCCGCCAGGAAACCAACCTTCTGTTTTCCCGAGAGCAGATTGACCGCCTCGTAACTCCGCCCGCCGCCGGACGGATCGCGTGAAATGATCGTCAACGGCACATACGCCGCGCTCGATGCTTCCACCGCCTCCGTTCCGTCGTAACGCAGCAGCTTCGCCCCCGTAAAGATCCACAGGAAGCTGCCCATATAAACCGCCATGCTGCGCTGATCCGGCAGTCCGGCGGCCAGCTCCGTCGCCGCCGTTTCATCCGTGTACCACCGAAGGAGCTTTGTCCCCGCATGGACCAGCAAATGCCGCACGCTGTCAAACTCCGCACAGTACAGGCCGTTGACCTGTCCTGTCACTATTTTCACCGTTCGCCAGCCCGGGCGCTTTTCCGGCATACCGCCCATGTCAGCCACCATGTTCGGCGCCCACGTAGAGCGCGCGTCGTCCACAAGAGCCGGATCGGTCGAAAAATCCACGCCGCGGAAGCGCTCATATTTCTTCGTGCGGATGCTCGTTCCGCTTCTCTTCGCCATACCTTACCTCCCCGCAAACAGCGCCTGGCGCACGCCGCCCGCGCCGCAGCCGGGCAGCCTTACATCCAGCGCATTGCGCATCGCGTAGTAGGTATTCAGGAACGCGGAGTAATCCACCACGAGATCCGGCATGAGCTGCTGCGCCGCCACAAAGAACGGCAGGCACGCCGCCGCGTCCTCGCTCACCTCAAAGGTGTAGGTATCCGCCGTGTCCGGCCCGATGGTGCCCGGTACCGCAAAATACTCCAGCAGCAGCGCGCCCGTTTCCTCCGGCCCCGCCGCAAGCTTTCCGCCGATGATCGGATACTGTTTCAGGCGGTCTCCCTTCCAGACGCGGAAGGCGCCCGCGAAGTCCGCCGGCAGATCGTAGAGCACACGCTCTCCCTCCCCGCCGGTCAGCGCGATCTCCTGCGTGCGGACAATGCGCTTGAAGCTCGCCATATTCTTCTGTGCCGTGTCGAAAAAATCGGCCATTTTCTTTTCGATGTCCTCGTCCACCGTCAGCTCGCCGCCGGAGGAATACTCGTCCAGCAGCATCAGCACCTTGCGTTTGCCTTCCCCCAGCGTCATCTCTCAGCCCTCCCCTACGTACAGCACGCGCAGATCCGTGTCCGCCGCCGAGGCAATGACCGAGAGCGTTTTAGCACACAGCGGGCGCGGGAAGATGGTCTTCGGCAGCAGCGCGAAGCCGTTTTCGGCCGTGCAGACCTTTCCGTCCTCACTTTTTTCCTTGAAATAGACCGTCGCGCTTTCGCTCACATTTTCCAGGAAGAAATCGCGGCGATCTGCCGCAATATCCTTCGCGGTCGTTCCGACCTTGACCTTTTCGATCCGTTCGATCACTTTTTCCATATTGCCCTTCCTTTCCATGCAAAAAGGCCGGAGGGCGGCTCACGCCGCCGCCGGCCCTTTCCGTCTGCTTACGCGGGGTTCGAGAAGATGATCTGACGCGCATCGCCCCAGCCGATACCGAAGTCGGCATAGGCGGTGTACATGTCGATCAGCGGATTGTCGAGCTGACTCTGCAGCACCTGCGGCTTTGTGATATACACGAGCATAAAGAGCTCCTTCATCAGCCTGCGGTCGCAGACCGCCCACTGCTTCTTCGTGAAGCCGTCCTCACCGCCGCCGACCACGATGTACTTCAAGCCGTGCACGGGGTTCGCGCCGTGCGCCGCGCTCTCGGGATCGAGGCGGGCATCGTCGCCGCAGAGCTTTTTGGCGGTCGCCTCCAGCTCAGGGCCGACGAGCAGCGTATCCATCTCGCACAGGAACGGCAGACCGTCCGGCGTGATAAAGCGGTTCGCCATGCTCTGCGCCGCCGTGATGGCGGAGACGCTCAGCGCGTCGCTCATCACATTGGAATAGCTGCCCGCGTCCTCATCCACAATGAACTTGCGGCCCACGCTGCCGCGGCTCGCCACAGGATGCGCGGCAGAGGCCCACGGTTTGCCGTCGCCGCCGACGGCATTCGGGTCCCACGCGCCGCCGAAGCAGCGCAGAACGTGCATATACACCGTCATGCTCGCGCTGTCCGCAAGGCGGGTGCCGACCTTGCGGCACTCGCCGCTCTTGTCGATCTTGGCCTCCTTGTACCCCACGGGGATCGAGGTCGAAAATTCGCCCGGCGTGATGATGGTCTTGAAGCCGCGCTTCAAGCTGCCCTTATTGACGTTCTCGCCGTCGTAGGGCTGCATCTCGCCGAAGCCGCCGGCGCCGGTCAGCTCATAGTCGATCGAGTTGGTGGTCTTCGTGCCGAGCAGCGGCGCGAGGGTGTTGATGCGGTTGGCATAGCGCATATCGAACGCTTTGCCAACGAATTTGTAGTTGTCCGTTTTCCAACCAAGCATTGTTCTTTGCCTTCCTTTCTTCTCTTACTCTTCCACACCGAGGGCGTGCTCGCTGGCCATCAGGTCCACGAAGCCGTCGCCGCGACCCACGACCTTCAGCTTCGAGCTGGCGGTGGACGCGAGCACGATCTTCTGCTTGCCGCTGTCCAGCGCCGCCTTCTTGAAGCCGAAGGGCGGGTAGATCTCGAACTCGTCACCCTCGCAGGCTGTCGCACCGCTCGCCACCGTGAGCGTGGTGACCGTGCCGCTCGTCGCGTAGGCAGAGTCCGTGATGCGCTTCACCGTGCCGATGGCGTCGGCGTTGGTGGAGCTCGCGCCCTTCTTCACGAGCTTCAGATAGCCGCCGATGAAGTCGTCGTCGGCAAAGGCCGCAAGCGTGCTGAAGGTCACGGTGGTCGCCGTGCCGCCGGTCGCCGCCGCCTTCGGAGCCGCGCATCGGAAGATGGCATCAGGCGCATCGTGCACCAGGATCTTCGTTCCGTCGTTTCTCGGGTTGAGCGCGTCGGCGACGCCGCTGTGCGTTTCCGCCGCCACGCCGATCGGTGCGCTCGTGCCGTCGCAGGCGACCACAAGGCCGGCTGCGATCTTCACCAGCGTCCCCTCCTTGATGTCGGTCGTCTGGGCAATGTCATATTCGCGGGCGGAGGACAGCACGCCGCCGTCCGCTTTCTGGTAGAGCTTCATATCGTTTCTCCTCTCTTGTCCTCATCGGGACAGAAATTCCTTGGCCGTCATGGCCATGTCGGGGTTTTCCGCGTTCCAGCGGTCCAGCTCCCTCTGCTGCGTCGGAGTCAATGCCGCGCCGCCGCTGCTCCCCGCCCCTGTGGAGCGGCTTGCGCGGCTCACCGCCTTCTCCGCGCCCGAGCGCCCTGCCTCGCTCACGAGGCCGCAGAAGTCCTCGTAGAGCGCGGAGAGCGGCTCTCTGCCGAAGCGCGAACCCGCGAAGCGCCGGAAGCTCGGATTGTTTTCCAGCTTCTCCACGTCCACGTCGGGGTGCTTCGTCACGAAGTCGATCACGTCGTTCTCAATAAAGACCCTGCGTTCCTGTGTTTTTGCCTGTTCTGCGCTCTTCGCCTCCTCGCGCCGGCGCAGATCGGTGAGAAACGCGCGGTTTGCTTCCTCCTCAGTCAGCTCCGCCACGCTTTTCCCGCTCTTTTTCGCCTGCTCGCTCAGCTCCGCCTCACGCAGCTTTTTGCCGTACTCGCGAAATTCCTTGATGTTTGCAAAGGGTTTTCCCGTGTACGGATTGAGAACGCCGCTCGACGCGATCTCCTCATCCAGCCTCGCCCCCATCCGTGTCTCAGCCTCCCGCTGAGCACGGATGCGCGCGGCACGGATGGCCGCATTTTCCGCGCGGGTATTCGTCTGCCCCTCGCCCTGACCGGCGCCGTCAGAGCCGCGGTCTTCGCCGCTGCCTTCGCCAGCATCGGGGCCCTCCTGCCCGCGTTCCTCCGGATGATCTACGAAATCATCGCGGCCGTCGAGGACGGCATCGCCGTCGGTCCGGCTTTCCGGAGAGTCCACGACACTCTCCTGTGCGCCGCTGCGGAGCTCTTCGGAACTGTAGTCCGCTCCTGTCGCCTTAAAATCGTCCATGCTGTTTTCCTTTCCGGCCTGTGGCCTAAAGAACAAATTTTATCGAGACCGTCAGAGTGCCGTCAGCGCCTGTGTATCCACAGGCTGCACCGCTATCTCCGCCGTTTCTCCCTGCATCATGCCCGCCGCCATATCCGGCTCCGTGTCAGACATTGCGGCCGGCTCCGTGGCCGCCGCATTGGCCTGTACGGCCTCCTGCACCGCCGCCAGCAGCTCCAGGTCGCTCTCGAGCGCCTGCGTGACTTCCGACGGCACCGTCGGCGCAAACTTACGCCGCCAGCCTTCAATGATTTCCTGCTTCTGCGGGATGTCGAGGTATTCCAGCTCCGCCGCCAGCAGTTCCCAGTTGTCCGCCGTGATCTGGCTCGCGGCCAGCTTGTCCAGCACCTCCACCGTCGTCGCGGGATTTTTGCTCAGGCCGTCGCCTGCCGTCACCGTCACGTCGACACGCGGATAATAGTCAAAGCCCTCGTCCGTGACCGCCGCCGTCAGCATATCGACCTTGACACCGGCGCGCCGCGCGAAGTCGTCGCCGTTGTAGGTAAGGCTCTGCGGCTGCTCGCCCTTCTTCTTTGCCCCGATGAACAGCAGGCGGTCATCGTCGAAGTATTCAAGCGCCAGCCAGTCCAGCAGCTCATAGAGACGGCAAAAACCCGCGTCGCGGTCCGCCTTTTTGAGCTTCTGCTGTGTCTCTGCGTCGCCGCGCAGCTGCAAAAGCCCGCTCGCCGTCGTCACCCTTGCCGTCTCGCGTCCGTTGTTGGAGTCGTAGTTACGGCTCGTGCGCTGGATCTGGTCGAGGAACCAGTTGACCGCGCTCACGCTCTGAATGCCGTTGTTCAGCCCGCCGAGGCGGGCCACGCCGCCCATGCGCCCCTGCTTCACCGTCACCTGTGCACCCGGCACATTCGTAAACTCCGAGCCGTCCGCCAGCGCGCCCTCCTCCACCAGCACGATGTCGTTCGCCATCATGGCGTCGTTGAGCTGCCCGATGGCGATCTGACGGTCCGCCGCATCCACAAGGGCCAGGATCGGATCGAGCTCCGAGCGGTTCCAGAACTGTGTTTCATCGCGGATGCACCAGTAGTGGATGAATGGAAAAAGTCTGCATTGCCGTCCGGTCTTCTCCCAGTAATTCGGGATCCATTTGATTTCCACGCCGCCGGCCTGCATCGTGCAGCCGATCGCGCCCGCCGGCGCCTCCTCCGTATCGCACGGATTGCGGTACCAGTGCTCGAGGATCTGCACCATGTCGTCGCGGGCGAGCGTCCCGGACGTGACCGGCTCAAACAATCCGTCCTCCACGCGGTACTGCGTCTGCAAAAGGTCCTCCAGCAGAATGCCCTTCTTCTCCAGAACGTCGTGGTACAGCCGCCAGAATTTGAGCTTGTGCATCGTATAGACGTAATCCACATACTCACACGCCTCCAGCCCCTCGCGCCCTGCCGTTGGATCGGGATAGAAGTCCTCGGGCGAAACGTCCTTGATGCGGATGTTGCCGCTCTGCTCGCCGCAGGGCATCGTCTCATCCCAATAGGCCTTCCAAAAGGCGTCTCCCAGCTTGCGCAGCCTGCGCTCGTTGGAGGTATTCATGTCATTGATGCGGTTCTCCTCCACGATGTAGCGCACCGCAAACTCCCGCCTGCGCGCCTTCTCGCCGTCGGCATCGTCGTCGCGGCCGTGAAATTCCGGCTGCGGCACCTCGGGCACGAGCTGGCTTTCCACCTGAATGAACGGGTCCGGCACCACCGCCGGCGTCCAGTTGATCCCCTGCTCCTCCAGCGCTTCGCGCATCTCCGCCGCGGCAGCGTGTACGAAGCTGTAATAGCCCTCATTTCTCACCCAGCCGTCTTCAACCGCCGTGCGCTCGTTTTTTGCCTGCTCGAAGAGCCATTCCGCTGTGGCCACACGGCCCTCCTCGGTCGTGTAATCGTATACGCGGCCGTTTTTGTAGGTCTCCGGGTCCGGCGTCTTTTCTTTCTTCCAAAACAGATTCATTTCGTCCTCCTGTGCTTTTTGTGCCGCGGGTCAAGGCGGTCGATGAGCTTCGTCTGCTTCTCTTCCTCCTCCGCCAGCAGCTCATAGCTCTGCTGCGCGCGGCTCCAGTGCGCGATGGCCGCCGCCATCACAAGGTCGTCGTGCTCGCCCGGCGCGGCCTCTGGCCGCATTTCCTCGTTCCGTACAAAGGTCAGCATTTCCCGCAGCAGATCTTCCGAGGCGAGCATATCCGCCGTCTGATCGGCCACCGTATGCAGATTTGCCAGAATGAGCGGCCGTGTCCGCTGGTCCGTCCGCCAGCCGAACTTCTTCGTATCCAGCTCCCGCGTGCGGTCATCCGGCTTTTCGCGGATATAGAGCCGTGGGTAGCCCCACTCCTCCAGCTTCCGCTCGGGGTAGGTCGAATAGTTGATCTCCACCGAGAGCAGCGCGCCGTTGTAGTCCATGCCGAGGCAGTAGAGCTGCTGCGCGTACCACAGCTCGCTTCCGCCGTCGTACCAAAGCTGCGCCGTCTGACCGCCCGTGCGGTTGTCCAGTCCGTGCACCGTGAAGCGGTCGCTGCCGTCGCCGGCCGTGTCGCCGCCGAATACATACGGCGCCCGCTCCTCCGGTTCGGCGTAAATGCTGATCTCACCGTCCGCGGCCTCCTGCCAGGTCCAGCCCTCCGGCCGCAGATTTTCGCTCTCGGCGTAGACGTACCGCCCCCGCCGCAGCATCCCCGGTGCTGCCTTCAGGCAGAGCAGGAGCTTCGCGTTGTCGAAGAACGGATCGCCGCTCATCAGGAAGGCCTCCTCCGCGCAGCTCGGGTATTCCTGCCGGAACTTCTCCGCGTCGCCGCGCAGCTTTCCCGCGATGGTGTTCCGCCGCCACATGAGCTGCTCCCCGTCGAGCCCGTAGGCAGCCTTCATCGCCAGTTCTTCCTCCGTCCACTCCGTGCCGTCCGGCACCGGCGCACGGTATTCCGGCTCGTCGAACCACGGGAAGAACAGCGGCACAAAGGCTACCGTGCCGTCTACCGCGGCGTCCCAAAAGCGCTTGAAGGCGTTGAAGCCGTTCGGCGTGCTCTCGATCACCACCGCCGTGTCCGGATCGTCCGGCACGGCCTGCAGCAGCGCGTCCATCGTCTCCTCCATCTGCGGCCAGAAGGCCACCTCCGAGGCGTGTACGTTCGTCAGCGTGTCGCTTCGGCCGATGCCGCCGCCCTTGGCGGTCACACAGCGGATCGAGCTCATCAGCCCCGGATTCCGCTCCTTCTCCGCCGCGTCCTTCGTTGGATTCTCGAACACGATCTCCTGCGCGTTGCTGTTCTTGCGCATCGGCTTGAGCGCCGCGGGCAGATTGTCATAAAAGATCTTGTTCATCTTGAACAGGTTCGCCGTCGCGTCCTCACGGTGCGCAGCGATCAGCGTCCGCACCAGCGGGCGCGTCGCGCTGTCGTGGAAGAACACCGCCTCCGTCACGGTCGAAAAGCCGAGCTGTCGCGCCTTGAGGATCACAATGCGCACAGGCCGCCCCGCGTCATGCTCCCGCTTCATCACCTCATAGAGCTTTCGCTGCGCCGGCTTCATCACCAGCCGCGCCAGCTTTCCCTTCTTCGTGCGAATGCAGAGAAAGTGCTCGATGTACCACCGCGGGTTTTTCAGCCGCCGCACCAGATTCTCCGTCTCCGTGCGCATCAGTAGATCTTCTCCCCCTGCAGCGCACCCAGCAGAGTCTCCAGCCCGTCGCCGCCCGCGTCGAGCTTCACCGGCGCATCCAGCCCGAGCAGCTTCGTGAGCTGTTCAAGCGCCTTCGCCGCGCCCCTTGCGTCAAAGCGCCACTCCCCGCTCTCTTCCCAGCTCTGCGTGTCGCTGTTCCACTCCAGCACCGGCACCGCCGCCATACAGCGCTGATAGATCTCCAAAAGCTTGAGCACCACCGACTCGCGGCTCACGTCCATATCCTCCACGCTCTCGCGGATCAGCGCCGCGCGGTAGGCCCGCACGCAGGGTTCGCGCATCAGCCGGCTGGCCGTCGCCGCCGCGGAGGCATTGTCCTTTCCCGCCGAGTAGCCGGCGCGAATGGCCGCCTGCGTCTGATTGAGGTCACGGAGGTATTCCGCCGCGAATTTCTTCTCGCGGTCGTTGAGGTACGCGCCGATCTGCCGCGCGGTCATTTGCAGCGCTCTTTCCGCCGGAAAGCTCTTCTTGCTCCTTCCGCTCATCCCGCCGCCTCCTCTCCGCTCTGCGATCGTTTCATGCATATAGCGTAGCACAGTCCTACGTTCCGTTATCGCCATCTTTTCCCGGCAAAAGAAACCGGCGCAAAGCCCTGTCACGCAAGGCTCCGCGCCGCTTCCGGCAGCACCTTTCGGCGGAACCGAAACAGTTCGGCTCCGCCTCGCTATGCAGTTACCACGCCTCGTAAAAGTCCCGCCGCATCCGGTAGAGCGTCCGCTCGCCGACGTAGTGCTCGAGCGCGATGCTCGTGATGCTCCGCTTCGTGGTCATCACGGCAAACAGAGCGCGCTCATGCTCGCCTCCGCACTCGCGGCAAAGGCGTTCGATCTTATCCCGCGTCCGCCGGCTCGCGTTCGCGTAGTTCAGACAGGTGTAGCGGATCAACCCCTGCTTTTCCTCCGGCAGGCGGACGCCGCGCAGCTTCTTGAAGCTCATCGCCCGCCCCCTGTCTCCGGCGGCGCCTCATCCAGCTCCCCGCGAGCCAGCGCCATCTCCCTGCTGCCGCCGACCTTCTGGCGTGGACGGCGTATGTACCGGATGTAGTGGCTCCCGTTCGCCTCGTCATAGTGGCCGACCTCGCTCACCGTCGCCCCGCCGGGTGCACGCAGCACGCGGCTCATCGCGCTCACGCGCTCGCTCTCGATCACGGGCTTTTTCAGGTTGCGCGTGCTCTTCCAGCGCTTTTCATCCTCTCCGGCCTCCACCTGCCCCAGGAAGTAGACCGCGATGCCCGTCAAATCCTCCTGCCCCTCGCTGATGCGTTCGATATCAATGCCGCCGAGCTTCCACACCTCGCGCAGATCCACACCGCCGACCAGGGCGCGCAGCTCGCCCTTTTCGTTCCGCGTGACCGTCACGCCCTCGCGGGAGATGACGAGGTGGTGGTGCAGGCGTACCCGATCCCCCGTCTCGCCGTCCAGCTCGCTTGTGATGCCGGTCGCCATCAGCTCGCGCCCCGTCTTCTTCAGCCGGTAGCCGAGCCGCCGCCAGAAGTTCTCCAGTTCACGCTCGGCTGCGGCCTTGTCCGCGGGCAGGTGCTCCGCGTCGTAGTGGAGCGTCAGCAGGATGCCAGCCCCCGCCGCGAAGTTGCAATTCATCAGCCGCGCATAGCGCCGCACCGCGCTCATGGCATTGCTGTCCCGCTTCTTCGCCGAGCTGCTTCCCTTCTTCCGCTTTGCCCTGGGTCTGCGCTCACCCACATAGAACTGCGACTTCTCGATCACGCGCCCCGACCGTATCGTGCGGATCATCCAGTATCCCCCCTCTGCCATTTTCCCAGCCTCTCTTCCGCTCCCGTGCTCCGCCGCCCTCCGCGGCTCCCCTCCGACGGCGCACTCTCCGGTACGCCGTCCTCTTCCGTCTCCCTGTCCCTCTCAGGACTCACACCATCCCAACCGGTCCGCACTTTGCTTTAGTATCTGTCACGCGATGCGCTCCCGCCTCCGCGCGACGCCCTTAACATTCCTTGACCCGCCCATTTTCTGCGTCCTTCGTCCTTCTGCCGCTGCTTTCGTCGTAAACATAGGCTCTTAGGAGCCGCGCAAATACGCGCGTGCGCGCGTGTCTATAAATAACCGTGCTTTTTCTTTGCGTCTTTACATTTTTTGACATTTGCCGTATCATGGAAGCACCCGAACGAAACGAGGTGTTCTATGAAGAAAAGCAAAGAACCTACCCATTGGCTTTGGAAATATGTCGCCGCCATACTGCTTTTTGCCGCTGCGGTCAACGGTGCAATGTACCTCCCCATTCCGACGCTGTCCACGCTTACCTCCAGTGATTGGCTCGGCTTTTGGGGCGGCTATCTCGGCGGTGCCATCGGCTGCATTCCCGCCATCGCCGCCCTGCTCCACAGTCAGGCCGAGTCCAAGCGCCTCCACGAGGAGACCGCCGAAGCCCAGCGCTGCAGCGTCCTTCCCGTGTTTTCGGTATTTGTAGACCGCAACCTTGCCGCAAAATCTCCAGATGAATACGATATGTTTATCGCACTCTCCCCCGATGGAAAAATTGCTCGAATTCCTAATGCCTGCAATAGCGATTATTATGATTTCCTCGAGGAATTTGATGCTGATGAATGGGTGCGATGCAACTTATCGCTCAAAAATATTGGCTTAGGTCCCGCCTTAAACCCCCTGCTTACCTTTACTTTGGGCGAAATGAAAAACCGCAGTATCGCGAGTTTTCATTCTCTCAGTACAGCGCAGAATATTCTTATTCTCCTTAGTACTCCCGCCCAAGTTTCATTACAATGTAAAATTGAATACTCCGATATTTTTGGCAACAAATACTCCCAGTCTTTTTCTATCGACTGCTCGAACTCAGTGTACAAGCATTACTACTCCTTTTCTCGCGAAACCCCTCCGGAGCTCTGTACTCTTGATTGACGTTCCACCGCCCGCTTCCGCGGGCGGCTTTCTTTTTCCCTGCCCCGGTGCTCCGCAGGACCCCGCCGTCACCGCCGAGACCCTGCGCGGCACCGCCGCGCGCTGTGGTAAAACCTGCCGTCAAAGCTCCTCCGCGGCCCGCTGCGCCTCGGCTGCGAAGGCGGCGAGCTGCGCGCTGAGCAGCGTCGCGCTCGAGCCGGCCTGCCGCAGCTCGATGAGCACCTCGTCCTCGTTGCCCTCGCGTGTGGCCTTCCAGAGGTCCGTATGCAGCTTTTCGAGCGCCTTCATGTCGCTCTTTGCCCGCTCCAGCCCGTCCGCGAGGACGGCCCATGCCTCGTAAGCGGAGGCATACTCCCGTCCCATGCGCTTGCGCGAACCCTCCGCCATGCCCTGCACGACCTCTCCGACCTGCTCCGCCGACTTCATCAATACTTCGCGTTCCATGTCAGTCCTCCACGATCTCCCAGTCCTCGGCCAGCATATCGGTCTGGCTCGCCAGCCACGGCACGCGGCTCTTCGGTGCCTCGGTGTTCTGCGTCTGCAGTCCGGTCGTGTCGATGTAGATGTAGGGGCTCGTCATTTTGCTGTAGGCGTCCGGCGTCTGAAGCTCGATAAAGATGCCCTTGCCGTTCCAGCCCCTTCTACGCACACGGAAGCCCTTGCGCAGAGCTTCGATGGCAAGGCCGAAGTTCATGCCGTTGATGGGGCGATACGCCTCCTCGAACACACCCTTCGGGCTGAAGCTCTCGTAGCCGTCCGGATAGCGGACCTTGTAGCCGAGATCCACGGTGCCGCAGCGCTTTGCCTCCGCCGCTTCTGTGACGACGCGGACGCTCCCCTCCGCGTCCACCACGCGGTAGGCAGGCTCCGCTTCGATGATCTTGGTGCCGATGTACTTTTTCATGTCAATTCTCCTTTCTTTTTTCAAGCTCCCCGGCCTGTCACACACCCTTTGCTGTTCCCTTCAGCTCCACGGTCCGCTCGCCGCTTTCATAGATGCGCAGCGTGCTGTGTACGTCGAGCCAGATATCCGCGAATGCGGTCCCCTCCACGAGCACCGCGCACTCCCCGAGGCCGCCCTTGCAGGCATCCTCCAGCAGGGCGCGCAGCTCCTCCACCGTCACCGTCCGCGGCTCCGGCGCGGCGCTCTTTGCAAAGTCCGGCTCTGTTACCTCGACCGCCTCCCCGACGATGGGGATCTTCTGCACGTCCGGTGCCGCTTCCGACGGCTTCGTGCCCGGCACATCCACTTGCTTTTTCATTCTCGGTTTCCTCACTTTCTTCCGCAGTCCGTTCCTGCTGCGCCATTTGGCGACCGTGTGCGCCGTTGCGCCTGTCGCCTTCGCGATGGCCGCATCGTCCAGACCCTCCTCATAAAGCATCCTCGCGGTCTCCTCGTCAAAGCGCTTCTTTGCCGCTTTCTTCGGCTCCTCCGGTATCTCTGTCTCGCGCGGCAGCACGCCCTCGCCCACCAGCACCTGCCGGATCTCCTTCACCGAGCAGGCGTTCAGCTCAGCCAGCACCTTGATCTGCTTTTTCGGATCGGCCGCCATTCGGTACGACCGCACGATCTCCTCCGTCGAATAGATCATCACTCACCGCCCCTCTCCATCTCCGGCAGCCGCTCCGTCACTGGTATCCACCGCTGCCGCTCTCGCGGCACGGCGATCTCGTCATTTTTCATGTTCAGAACCCCTTCCGGTAAAATTCCCGCCGCCGGTACGCTCCGGCGGCTTTCCGCATTTCCTCATGCTCGCGTCTTTTGCGGTTCCGGCACCGCTCGCACAGCGCGTCGCGGGAGTAGTTGTAGACCCCGCCGCACTCCACGCACACGTTCGGCTTCTGCTCCGCCGTGCGCTCCACCTCGATCTGCGAGACGATCTTGCCCCACGGCACGCCCCACAACTCCGCGGCCTTCACCGTCGCCTGCTCGTAATTCGGCGCCGCGACGACGGCAAGCCCGCAGCCCGGTGCCCGCAGGAACCACGCAATGCGCTTTTCCTTTGTCGCCGCCATTGCTCACTCCTCCGGCTTGTTCATCGGAAGCGGCTCTCCACAGCGCACACATTCCATTCTCCCGCCGATCTCCAGCCAGACGGTCCCGCCGCACTTCGGGCACACGGCCAGCGGGTGTGAAAGGATTCCGCATTTCATTGCCTCCGCCTCGACCGCATCCATCAGCGCCTTCGCTCTTTCCATATAGGTGCTTCCCGCATCCCACAGCTCGTCAAGCTCATTCAGCCCCTCGCCCAGCGCATCAAGTGTTGCATCCCTCATGCACACCAGCATGAAGATCATGCATCCGGTCCAGCCGAACGCGATCATGCCGACCGCTTCCCACAGCCGACCGTTCCAGCAGTGCCAGCACGCCGCCGCGATGTAGAGCAGCTGGAGCAGCGCGCCGGCCGCCACCCAAATTCGATTCTTTTTCATACCGTTCCCTCCCCTGCCTTTTCGGCGATCATGTTCCGCAGCGCGCCCAGCGCGCGGTAGACCTTTGGCCGGTTCTCCTCGTCCAGCTCGCCGGCAAGCTCCGTCAGGCGGTTCACCGTCTCCTGCGCCTGCCGGAACAGCACACCGAACTCCGCGAGCGCCTTGTTGTCCATCGCCGCGGCGCTCTTTCTCGCCTTCTCCAACTCGGCGCGCAGAGCTGCCGCCTGTTCCTCTGCCGCCTTCCTTCCGGCCTCGGCGTTTTCCACAGCCTTCCGCGCCTCGTCGCGCTGCGCCTCTGCCGCCTTCAGCTCCTCGGCTTTCTTGGCGACCGCCGCGTCGCGCTTGGCCTTGGCTGCCTTTTCCGCTTCCTTGACCGCCGCCGCGATCTGCTCGGCGCTCGCGTCCACCGTCTGCACGGCCACGTCCACCGGCCTCTCGCGCAGCGCCTTCAGCTCACGCTCCAGCTCCGCCGTGCGCTCCTGCGCGGCGAGGGAAATGCTCTTCGCGTTCTCGACCTCGGCGCGGGCGGCCTCCGCCGCCTCCTGCGCCTTTGCCGCCTCTGCTTCGGCCTCCGCCGTGGCTTCCTTCTGCCGGTCCAGCTCGCGCGCCGTTTCCGCCGCCTTCAGTTCGGCGAGCTTTCTCCGCCGGATGGCCTCCTCCAGCTCGCGCTTACTCATTTCGGAAACGGACTTTTCTTCCCCGTTTACGACGTGCTTTTCCTGTGCAAAATTCTCTCGCTCAGATGCCGGCAAAGCCAGTAATACCAGGGCTTTCGAGGCTCCCAAATCCCGCACCAGTGCGGGATTTTCATACTCCCTTGCAAGCTGCATAAAGCGCTGTGCGGAGGCCTCGGAGAACTCCACCTTTTCACTCAGCCAGGGCAGCCATTCGCCGTGCTTGAGCTGCGCTTTCGCTTCGATCAGGCGCTTGCCGATTTCAAGGACCGCCTGCCCGCCGACTGCCTTATAGAAGATGATCTCCTCCGTGATCGCCTCGATCCCGCGCTCTGTTTCGACCGGCGTGCTCTCGCCGAACATCCCGCTCAGCACCGCACCCTCGTCGGCGCCCTCTGGTGCCATGTCCACCATGTCGTACATACTCATGCCGTTTTCTCTCCTTTCGCCGGCAGGACCGGCCTGCCGCTCTTATCCCGTTTGCTTCCGTTCTTCAGCCATGCGAGCCACAGGTCGATGAAGGCCCCGTGCCGCTCCTGCGGCGAGGCGAGCTTCTTTCCCGCTTTGCATTCGTTCCCGTAGCCGTGGATCTGCCGGATGTCGTTTCCCTGTTTGCCGCACATTTCGATGGTGATGTAGCTCCGATGCGGCGTCTTTTCCTTGCGCAGGAAGAGGATCGTCGCCGCTCCGCTCATGTGCCGCTCGGCGTAGCCGCCGACGCAGTGGTGCAGCGTCTTGCCCTCGTTGATGATTTGCCGGTCGCCCTCCGGCACCGCGATGCAAAGACCCATCGCCGAAAAACTGTACTTCTTCTTGAGCTTCTTGTACCGCTTTTCGTATGCCTTCCGCGCCGCCGCGTTCTCCTCATACCGGATCGCTGCAACGGCCGCGTCGTGCGCCCCTTGCAGGTCCTTCGGAAAAGCTACATCCCGCCGCGCGAGGTCGTACCTGAGCCTTTTCGCCGCGTCGATGTAATCAAGCCACAGTCTCGCATCCTTGTGCTGGTGCTTTTCCAGATACCGCGCCAGTACGAGCACGCTTTCGCCGACCTCTCGGAGCGCCGCATCGCAGCGCCTCCGCTCGTTTCTGTCGCCGATCCGGCCGCAGATCGTCAGCGCCTCCTCCGGCGTCACGCCGCCGTGCCGCACCAGCTCCAGCGCCTCCAGCTCCTTTTGTCCGATGCCTCCGGCAAGCAGCCGCTTCACGGTTGGCTTGTCCACCCCGAAGAAGGCCGGCATGGTCTTTGCCCGCCAGTTGAGCGCGCGGCTGTTCATGCTGCCTTGGATCGCGTCGTCGATGATCTCTTTGCATCCGGCCTTTGCCAGCTGCTCGATGCGCGGGTAGCGCGTCCACAGTCCGAGGTAGGTCAGAAGCCCCATTGTGTTCTCCCACGGATCGTCTCCGTCCAGCTCGAAGAATTGCTCCGCCGCGCAGTATCGCAGCGGCGACGCCGCGATCTGGTCCACACCGTGTACCGCGTAATATCCGCTCCTTCGGCACAGCCAGCTGTCGCTCTCTGCGAACGGCTCCGTCATGGTTTTCTGTGGGATAAGCTGCGGCGTGTACCGCTGTTCTTCCTCGCTCCACGCCCACCTTCTTTGCCACTTCTGGCACTTGCCCTGCGCGAAGTAATAGGCGGCCTTTGTGCAGCTCTCCGCGTCGTCCGACTCCCAGCGCCCGTGATGCTTCCGCACTTCCAGCGCGACCGCGCGCAGCGCCCCATCGATGGCGCGCAGCAGCACGACCTGCCGGTATTCGTCCAGCGTATTCCCGCTGCGCAGCCTTCCGCGCGGATAAAGCGTCACACCGCAGCCGCAGTCCGGACACAGAAGGTCCGACCTTGCCTTGACGTTGTTCTCCTGCTTGAAGCGTTTCCATTCGCGCTCCGTCCACCATACCTTTCGGCCGCAGCGCGTGCATTCCGTGGTCACGCCGAGCCTTCCGTCCTCGTTCGCCTCATGCTCAAAGAAGAGATAGCCGGTGAAGCACCGCTCGATAAATTCCTGCTCCTCTCCCGTGCAGAGGAACGGGACCTCCATCGCGGCCTTCTGCTCCGCCTCTGTCAGATTGCACCGCATACCGTCACCTCACAGGAAGTCCGCGATGTCGAGGATCTTCTTCTGCGCGCTGCGCGGCGCTTCCTCTGCCGCCGGGCAAAGGTCAAGCTCCATGTGAAAATGAACGTCCGCCCCCTTGAAGTAAAAGCGCACCGCTCTGCGGTAGGCTTCGAGGTCGGGAATGCTGCCCCCGACGCCCTTGGCGACCGCCGCCATGCAGTCCTTGAAGCTGCCGCCCTGCGCCACCGCCTGCGCGAACTCCGCGTCCTGCCGGCAGAAGTCCGTCAAGGCCTCGCGCACGCTCGGCGCCATTGCGTTCTCCTTCTGCCCGCTCACCGTCTCGGCGAGCTTATTCAATGCCTGATCCAAAAACTCGTTCATACCCTTGCTTTTCTTCCCCGCCTTGTGCTACAATGACGGGGAAGAGATCTCCTTTCGTGATTTTTCTTCGCTGCGGTTGACCGGTGCCACGGTCAGCCGCTTTTCTTATGCGCTCTCCGCCTGAATGGCCGCGATCTCCGCAAGCTCCTCGTCGTCGAGGTAGTTCTTGCCGAAGCTCAGCCGGAACTCGTCCACCGTCCAGCCCTGCTTGATCATCACCTTGCGCTGACCGTAGCGGCGCAGCGTCCGCATGGTCTCGGCGCAGTTGTGCGCCGCCTCCGGCCCGAAGATGTGGCAGCGTCCGTGACACAGCCGCACCTTCAGCCCGTACCGCTCGCATTTCTTCCGGTCCGCAGCGTTTCCGCCGAAGATGTGGTGGAAGTCCAGCGGGTCCTCCGTGCCGTCCCGGCCGCAGAGGAAGCACACCCCGTCCCACGCATTTTCCCGTTTCATGTTCTTCTCTCCCTTCACTTTCTCCTGCGCCGCTCCAGACTGGTACGGCGTTTTGCATTGCGGAGCCTGCTCTCGCGTTTGTAGCCCATCGCCACTTCCACGCGCTTGAAGTCCTCCGCCGCCTTCGCGCGGAAGGTCTCCTGCTCCGCCTGATACGCGGCCCACCGGCTGCACCTCCACGCGCCGTCCTCCGTCTTTCCGTGGCAGCCTGCATTGCGGTCCGGGCAGTTTAGGCACGGCCCCTTGATACCGTTTCCCATCATGCCCATGCCCCTTCCAGCGCCGCGGCCGCAAAGAAGAGTGCAAGAGCCAAAAAGCCCAGCATGGTATCGTGTACGTCGTCGAAGAGATCCCTGCTCATGCTCCTGCCCCCTTCCTTCCGACCTCGTACTCCGCACCGAAGCGCTTGCGGCCGCACTGCTCGCAGACCACCTTCTTGTCCTTCTCGCGCGTGACCTGCACAAGGTCGATGCACGCGCCCATCGTCACCGCGCAGGGCTTACAGAGCAGCAGCTTCTTTTTCATGCGCTCTTCCCTCCCAGCAGCTTGTCGATGAGCTTTCCGACCGAGCCCACGCGCTCGTCGATGATGCGCTCGGCGTGGTCGGCCAGCATCGTGCTCAGGTCCTTGAGCTTCCACGCCGGCAGCTCGCCGTTCTTGTACTTGAGCAGCAGCCCCGGGCTGATGTTGTAGCTCCACGTCCCCGTCTTCGGGTTCTGCGCCGCCATCCCGAAGGGGGCGCGCTCCTCCTGCAGGGCGTACCGGATCGTGATGTCCGACCAGCCTATGAATTTGGCGGCCAGCTCGATCGGCACGTTGTTGTAGGCCAGGATAGCCTCTTCCGTCGGCACATCCGCCGTCACTCTTCTCGGCATTGTGTTTCTCCTTTCTTGTTGCTCCCCTCCCCGCCGCCGTGCTATACTGGCCGCAAAGGAGGTCAAAATATGCTTCAGTCTGTGCTTGAAAACATTCTTGCCGGCATCGCCTGTACACTCTTGTGTGCCCTCGCCAAACGCATCTACCTCTTCTTCAAGGCACCATCACCCGATCACACGCAGCACCGCGCCTCAAAGAAGCTCGTTCACCGGCAATTCTTTATTTCGCTTTTCACTATGGCGTTTTCACTCACCTTCGCATTTGCGATCCCGAACGCAACTCCCTTTAACCTCGCTGGTGTCCTCCGCGTCTCCCTTTTGCTTTGCGGCGGTTTCGGCTTCATCATGGCGTGGGGCGCCTTCGATGCCGCATTCGCGTTTTATCCATCCGATGACCCTCCGCGGAATTCCGAGGCCGATAACCCCACCGACGAGGCAAGAGAGTAGCAAGTCGAGTCTCACTTTCTTACGCCCCCTTCTCTCGTCCCACGGTGCCACCGCGAGCAAACAAATACTCAAGCGACAGTCCAGGGAACAATTCGTCTCGTATTGCTGCGCTTTCCGGCAGCGTGAAGTCTCGCTTTTCGCTAATTTTGTCACGGATACTGCGGTCTGTTTTCCCCACCACACGGGCAATATCGGAAGCAGTAATCCCGTGTCGCGTCATTTCTGCGCGTAGATTATCCAGCATCGCAATCACCTCCTTTCCACCGCGCACGGTGGTTTCTGTCTGCATATTACCACCATACGCGGTGGTTTGTCAAGAAGTTTTTCCACCTTGCAAGGAAATTTTTTTCTTGCTTTTCTCGTTTTCCTCTGTTATATTGGTGGGCAAGGAGGGATCAGCTCATGTGGAATGATGAATTGAAACTTATGAAAAAGCGCTCCGGATTGACAACATACGAAATCGCCGAGCAATCCGGTATCCCTGAGCCCACACTTGAAAAATTGTTTGCCGGCGCTACAAAAGAGCCGAAGCTCGAGACGATGCGCCAATTAGTCCACTTTTTGGGCTATAGTCTTGACGACCTGTACTCCCCCAATTTAACTTCGACCAAAAACAAAAAAGCCCCGTCCCTTTCGGACGAGGCCATGAAGATCGCAAAGGATTATTCTGATTTAGACAGTTGGGGCAAATCCGCCGTGCGCGAGGTTCTGAACATCGAGAAGCAGCGCTGCGAGGATGAGGACCGTTTTATAAACGACACACAGTTCAACAACTTCGAGCCGAAGGTCATCAACCGCTATCTGGAGCCGTCCGCCGCCGGTATCGCCGCCCCGGTCGAGGGCAAGGACTTCGAGCCGTATGAGCTTGGGCCGGACGATCCGCAGGGCGCTGCCTACGCGATCCGCGTACAGGGCGACAGCATGGAGCCCGACTTCCCCGACGGCAGCACCGTATTCGTCAATCACGATGCCATCGTCAACGGCGACATCGGTGTGTTCTGCGTGGATGGCGGCAGCGTCATCAAGCAGTATTACCGCGATCCGTTCGGCATGACCTACCTGTTCTCCCTCAACCGCAAGCGCGCGGACGCGGACGTGCCGATCTACCCGAGCAGCGGCCAGACGCTCGTCTGTCAGGGCCGCGTCATCACCCGGCACCGTTACCCCATCCCCCCGCTCGCCCGATAACGTTCCCGCTGCGAAAGCACACATTCTAAGAGCAAAAAGCCCATTAATCAACAATCATAATAATGTTATGCGCGGCAAAAGGAGTTGAAATAATTATGGCGTACGATCCAGGCCTTGTTTCTAAGCTACTCGAAAAGTCAATAGAAGCTTTTCTAATGGCAATCGAGATATACAATAAGCCATCTATACACTATCGCGTTGAAGGATTCAGCTTTTTTATATGCAATGCATGGGAGCTTATGTTGAAAGCTCATATAGCGAAGTCTATTGATGAATCCGCCATTTACTATAAGGACAATCCTGAGCGAACGATCAGTCTGGAAAACTGTATTAGAATGGTCGATACCAATGAGCATTCCCCCGCGCGAAAGAACTTATTGCGTATTGTAGACCTTAGAAATACAAGCACCCATTTCATTGTCGAAGAGTACGAGATGTTATATATCCCCTTGTTCCAAGCATGTATCTTTAATTTCACAGAAAGAATGCGGGAATATCATAATATCGATATGACTAACATTGTCCCCCAGAACTTTCTTACGTTGTCTGTTAGTATGAAATCTCTGAACTCGGCAGAAATCCGCGCAAAGTACCCAGGTCAAATCGCTAATCGTCTCGTCTCAACAATGGAATCCATCAGCAAAGACATTGATAGCAATAATGATTCGTTTGCCATACGAGTCGAGCATTATCACTACCTTACAAAAGATGTCGGCAAAGCTACTGATATCGTCCATATCTCGAAAGATGCCGAACCGGGCGTGCAGATAATCAAAGAACTCAAAGATCCAAACGATGTATACAAATATACTGCAAAAAAGCTGATAAAAGAGGTCAACAATAGAATCAGCCGCGCTGGCATTGTTCTGAAATATGATGGTGACCCAAAGCCCTTTAACTCCTATCACCTTGATCTATTCAATAAATACTACGGAATTAAAGAAAATTCAAAGTTATGTTATACATTCAAGGCATATTCCCCTCCAACATACAGCTACTCAATGGCTGCAATCGATTTTATCTCAGAAGAAATAAAAAAAGATCCCGAACACATTGTTCAGAATCTAAAGCATCATTTAAAGAAAAAGAAAAGCTAACCCCAGGAGCATGGGAATTCTAAGTGAAACCACCTACTCCCATTCGGGAACCCAGCTTTTGCCCTTCACGAGTTAGCATAGTTAGTATATGCGCAATTGATGTATTTGTCAATTGTGACATTTTCCAAAAAAGCCGCCCTCGGCGCTGCAAACACCAAGGACGGCAAGGATCACCTCGCACCACTTCGACGAAGCACAGGGAGATCATGCCTATTTTAGCATCTCTCCGCGCTTCATGCAACACCAAAAGGAGGTTTTTCCATGAAACGCGCAAACGGCAGCGGCAGCATTGTCCGGCTCTCCGGCAACCGCCGCCGTCCTTATATGGTCCGCGTCTCCGCCCATGACGAATACGGCCACATCGTCCAGCGCGCGCTTTCCTACCACGAGAAGGCCGCCGAAGCGCAGGCTGCGCTGGAGGAGTACAACCGCAACCGGCTCGCCGGTACCGCGCCGACCGCTGACCGCATGAACGCCACGCTGCAGGAAGTTTTCGACGGCTGGAAGGCCCGCAGCTTCCGCAAGTTTAATGACAGCAGCATCCGCAGCTATACCGCTGCGTGGAATAAGCGCGTCAGCCGCTACGCCGACCGCAAGATCCGAACTATTACGCTCGACGACTGGCAGCAGATCCTCGACGATTGCGAAGGTGAAGGTCTTTCCCAAAGCACCATCAACAATGTCGCCATTCTCATCAAGCAGCTTTGTTCCTATGCGATGGAGCGTGACATTCTCGGCAAGGACTACTCGCAGTATCTCGACATTCCTTCCGTAGACATCAAGAACCCTCGCAACGCGCTGACCGATCTCCAGCTTCAGAAGCTGGAGAAGCTGGCCGCGGCAGGCGAGCCGTGGGCCGATACCGCCCTAATGCTCTGCTACACCGGCTTTCGTGTTTCCGAGTTTTTGCAGCTCACCCGCTTCTCCTACCACCCCGAGGACGGCTGCTATCTGCAAGGCGGCTTAAAGACCGACGCGGGCAAAAACCGTATCATCCCCATTCACCCGAAGATCCGCCCCTATCTGGACCGTTGGCTCGCCCGCGGCGGCGATACGATCATCTGCAGCGCAGATGGCAAAATGATCCGTTCCGCTTTGTACCGCGAGCTGTTCTCTCCCCTCATGGAGAAGATTGGAGCTCCAAACGCCACACCTCACTGGTGCCGCCACACCTTTGCCACGAAGCTCCATGCCGTCGGTGTGGATGACCTGACGGTCAAGTGGCTCATGGGGCACTCTACCAAAGCCGACATCACCTCGCACTACACACATGAAACCATCGCCGTTCTCGCCGCCGCATTGCAAAAAATCGCATAG